TGGCCGCAGCGGTAATCGATGTCGGTGATCTCGGCATGCATTGTGATTTCCTCTCTGAGTTTGAAGCCGTTGGGGTGGATTAGGCGGCGGCGCTCCAATGCGGAGGCGTCGCGTCGTCATGAACCACAAGATATCGATGCGTAGGAGATACGTGATAGGAGCGCACCGGCATGACGCAGTATGAGAGCCACCCAGTACCATCGTGCACGATGGGCGTGTGGTGCGAGTATAAGCCGCTCTCTGCATCCACCTCGTGAAGTGGATAACGGTAGGTGCTCTCACGTGTGAGCGGAGGAATGAAGAATGAACCGCACGCGGGATCGTACTGTGACATAATGGTTTCCTTTCTCTGTAATTGAAGGAGCCGGGCTGCGGCCCCTGGGATGTGTGGATCAGGCGGGATAAATCGGGCCATATCTCAGGCCCTCGACATGAGTCACTCGCCAGTGACCCTTCTTGTTGCGGTCGAGGCGATATCGGCCATCGATCGTACCGATGGGGCCGTACTCCCAGACCTCCCATCCGGCCCCGGTATTCCACTCGACGAGGCGGGAGCTCTCCGGGAGCAAAGCGGCCGCATCGAAATGGGACATTCCGCTTCGATTGGTGCGGCTGCGCTGGGGATGATTGACCATGCTCTCCTCCCTCAGCGATCGAGGAAGGAGGCGATGGATGCAGCTTGCTGGGCCAGCAGCTCGTCCTTCTCGGCGAGCTTCCGCTTGGCCTGCCGGGCCAAGCTCTCGACAGTCTGCGCCGAGATGCCCATCCGAGCGTCCAGATTGGCGCTCAGGTGGCTGGTCGCGAGGTACCCGTCCTCGATGCACGAGGCAAGGGTGATGTCACCCTTGCGGAAGCGGCGGGCAACATTGCCGCGGCGGTCGTAGGTCTCCAGGATAAGACCCGCATCCAGGGCCTCGACGATCGCCTTGACATCGCGATTGAGAATCTTGGCCATTTGGCCCTCCGTTGGGCCCCTGCTCCCCGAGGCGCGGGGTCAAGCCATCGGCCTGACACTCATGACTATACATCACCTGATGTATAAGTCTACAGAGCTATAATCACGAAATGTTACAGCCCGGCGCCAGTTCCATAGCGGAACATGAATCGAAGTGACTCAATCTGACTCAATTCCCGCCTTAATCCCTGTGCCGCTGAAGCCGCGTGATGAGAAATTCGCGCAGCTTTACGCTCTCGGCGTGCCTGCGCTTCAAGCGGCCCGTGCCGCCGGTTTCAACTGGAACGGCTCGCCGGCCGGCAATGCCGCCAATGCCCGCAAGCTTGCCCAGCGACGCAAGATCAGGGCGCGCATCGACTGGCATCGCACCAATCGCGACGCAGAGGCACTGGCCGAGCTGCGCCATATCGTCCATGACCGATTGATGGCGTGGCACGAGGTCGACATCGGCGACTATTACGAAAAGCGCGAGGAACCGTTCTACGATAAGGACGGCGAGATCGTACGGGACGGGGAAGGCAACCCAGTCCTGCGAACGGTTGAGCGCATGAAGGCCTTCTCAGACCTCACGCCCGAGCAGCGCAAGGCAATCAAGTCGCTGACCTATACGGACAAGGGTCGACCAAACCTCGAACTCTATTCCGCCCTGGATGCCAATCGCGATCTGCGCAAGATGAATGGATTGGACGTAGCGAAATCGGCCGATGATGGCGATCCCGCGATGCGTCTCGGCGACAAGGAATTTTTCGCTGAACTCGCGCGCCAGGCGGCAGAGCTCGGCGTGGACGTGAAGATGACATTCGAGGTCCTCGGCAATGAGGATCGATGAACTTCCCCGTCATTCCGCCCGCGAGGGATAAACTCAAACGTTTTCAGATGCTTCTTGAGGAAGGCAAACGCCGCGTCGCTCGCAAGCAGCAGTCGCGATACGGCTGGTACGACGAAGACGGGATTCGGCAAGGTGGTCTGATCGCCTTCGTTCGTTACTTTTGGCATATCCTGGAGCCGGGAACCAAGTTCGTCGATGGCTGGCCGATATGGGCCATCTGCGAGCATCTGGAGGCTGTCACAAGAGGCGACATCACCCGCCTCCTGATCAACGTACCTCCTGGCTTCATGAAGTCCATGTTGGTGGATGTCTTCTGGCCCGCCTGGGAATGGGGGCCGATGAACCGGCCTCACTACCGCTATGTGGCCTTCAGCTATTCGGCCGCGATTACGGAGCGCGACAACGGCTATTTCCGCAATCTCGTCGAGTCCGATGATTACCGCGTGCTTTATGGGGACAGGCTCCGGTCGGCCAACAAGACCGTGATCCGGGTCGTAAACAACAGGACCGGATACAAATATGCGTCGTCCGTCGGCGGGGTCGGTACGGGCTGGCGCGGCGACCGGATCATCATCGACGATCCGCACAACGTCAAAGATTCGGAGTCGGAGGTCGTCCGCTCTGAGACAGTGCGCTGGTTTCGTGAATCCGTCTCCAGCCGCTTCAACGACCTCGACGCGGGCGCCCTCGTCATCATCATGCAGCGTGTGCATGAGGATGACGTCTCCGGCGTCATTCTCTCGGAGGGCTTCGAATACGTCCATTTGCGGATCCAGATGGAGTATGAGAGCGAATTCGCGATGCCCGCGACAGCGATTGGCTGGGATGATCCGCGCGACGAGGATGGTATTCTTGCATGGCCGGAACGCTTCAGCGCAAAAGCCGTCAGCCGGCTGAAGCATGAGCTTGGTCCATACGGCTACGCAGGCCAGTACCAGCAGGCTCCGGTTCCCCGCGGGGGCGGTATCTTTCAGCGGGAGTGGTGGCAGTTATGGGAATCTCCCGATAATAAATTCCCGAGCTGCGATTACATCATCGCGTCTCTCGACGGCGCCTTCACAGAGGACGAAGAGAACGATCCGTCTGCCCTCACGATCTGGGGAGTATTCACCAATGACCAGCGCCGCCGCCGCATCATCCTGCTTAATGCCTGGCGCAAGCATCTCAAGTTCGCCGGCCCGCGCGTGAACCGTCTTCATAAACCGATGGTTATTGATGGACAGACGTACATGCCGGACTTCGTCACGCCCGACATGCATCCGAATATCGTTAAGCAACGTAACGCGCTCTATCGCCGTCGCTGCATGAAGGAATGGGGCCTGATCGAGCACGTCGCTGATAGCTGCCGGCGTTTCAACGTCGATCTGTTGCTGATCGAGGCGAAGGCCTCGGGCATCAGCGCCGCGCAGGAACTCCAGAATCGTCACGGCCTCGAAGGCTGGGGCATTCAGTTGATGCCGGTGAAGGGCGACAAGGTCGCAAGAGCCTACGCAGCTGTGCCGACGTTTTCGCAGTTGATGATCTACGCTCCGGATCGCGAGTGGGCCGAGATGGTCATCGACGAGATGGCCGTCTTTCCTCGCGGCAAGCATGACGACCTGACCGACTCGACGACGCAGGCCATCAACTATCTTCGGTCGATCGGACTTGCGTCGAGCGACGACGAAATCACGGCGTCTGAAGTGGAAGCCGTGACGCATCGAGGCAAGCAGCCGTCGGCAATGGAGAGATATTTTGGCTAATGAAAGAATGACCGCGCTCTATCCGGTGTAATCATGTGCGCACTTCTGAACGGGACGCTGATCGTAGAAACGCCAGGCCGCTGGCCCTGGGGACCCTATAGCGAGGAAAGAATGACCGATATTGTCGAGCGCCTGCGTGAGGCATCGAACGCCAGCAGCGAATGGGGCCTGCTGATGCAGGAGGCTGCATTGGACATCGAATTCCTGCGCAAGCACGCGGGTGCGATTACTCGCGGCCCATTCTTCTCTGATCTTGATGGTCGGAACGCTTCACGGCGAATACCGGGCCTGCCCGGTCAAAAGCAGGAGTCCGATCTGACCAGTGAACTGCGGCATCAGACTGCCAGCGAATGAGAAAGCGTTTATCGAAGCGCCGCATCAAGGCGCGCATCCAGCTTCACGGTTACGTGACCTTGCGCGATCTTGTGGGATACGACCTTCGGCCACCTGAAGGGTGGCTACGCGATGATCTTTGCGAGATATGGCGGAGCCCGCGAACTATGCGCGACTGGATTTTCGCGCGCGCAATGATCCAAGCGAAAATTCCAGTCTCTATGAGACCACAGAATGGCTGAAACTATCCAGGTCTTCATCGAAGACGAAGACAACTCGACTCGAATCGATCCTGAAACCGGCGCGCTGGAAATCGCGCAGCCGGGCGGTGGAGTCGTCGTCAATTTCGATGACCATCGCAAGAAGGAGGAAGAGGGCAAGGACTGGTTCGCCAATCTCGCTGACGACATTGATGCGATGGAGCTGTCGCGGATCGCCAATGATCTGCTGGACGCCATCGAGGCCGATGACCGCTCCCGCCAAGGCTATCTCGAAATCGTCGCCCGCGGCATTGGGCTTCTCGGCCTGAAACTCGAACAGCCGAAATCAACCGTAGGAGATTCTTCCGCGACCTCGGAGGGCATGTCGTCAATTACCAATCCGCTGCTGCTGGAAGCCATCCTTAAGGGCTGGGCCAATGCGCGGGCGGAACTACTGCCGGCGGAAGGTCCAGTCAAGATCGAGGAAGCACCCGGAGACGAAAGTCCTCAGCAGGATGATCTTGCCGAGGCGCTCGAACGGGACATGAACTACTACTTTACGGTCAAGGCATCGGAATATGTTCCGGATACCTCACACATGCTGCTGTGGGGAACCTACTTCAAGGGCAGCGGCTTCAAAAAGGTCTACCGCTGTCCGATGCGGCGGCGGCCGGTATCGGAATCGGTGGATGCGAAGGATCTGATCGTCAGCGACACAACGAAAGACCTGAAGTCCTGCGGGCGCATCACGCATCAGATCGAAATGCGGCCGTCGGTCATGAAGCGCATGAAGCTGCTCAAGGCCTACCGCAATGTGGACCTGACGCAGCCCTCGCCCTCGACGAATCCCGTAGAGCAGAAGATCGCCGGCATCCAGGGCACGCAGACCCAAAAGGATCGCCCGGAAGACGAGTCGTACAATCTCTATGAGACCCAGTGCGAACTGGACTTGCCGCAGTATGCGCCCGGCGAGTTCAAGGATGCGCGTATCCCGCTGCCCTACCTTGTCACGATCGACAAGGACTCCCGCGAAATCCTCCAGCTCCGCCGCGACTGGGCCGAGGATGATGAAGAATGCGAGCGGCAGCGCATGTATGTGAAATACCCGTACATCCCAGGTCCGGGATTCTACGGGACCGGGATGCTCAACATCCTTGGTAACTCCTCAGCGGCTATGACAGCGGTCGATCGCGAGGGCCTCGATGCCGGCATGTTCGCGTCGTTTCCAGGTGGCGTGATCTCCAAGATCGCAGGCCGTCAGAACACCAGCAATTTCCGTGTTGCTCCTGGTGAGTTTGCGCCGGTCGAGACAGGCAACATGAAGATCTCCGACGTCATGATGCCGATGCCCTACAAGGATGTGACGCCGGGCCTGATGGCGATGCGCGACAAGATCCTGGAACAGTCGAAGTCCCTCGCAGGAGCGGCCGAAATTCCAGCCGGCGAGGGCCTGCAGAACATCCCCGTCGGCACGATGCTGGCTCAGATCGAGCAGGCTACCAAGATCATGTCCGCGGCGCACAAGGACATGCACGACGCGCAGGCCGAAGAGATCGAACTGACCGTCGAGTTGTTCCGGCGCAATCCCGATGATTTTTTCCGTGGCGTGAAGAAGCGGAAGCAATACGATCAGCGCCGACGCGCCCGCTTGATCGCAGAAGGCCGGCTGCCGTCCAACGCGCGACTGGCGCCGGTGGTGGACTGGACCGAGGAGAAGTTCCTTCAGGCTCTCGACGACTACCAGCTCGTGCCGCGATCGGACCCGAATACACCGTCCCATCTTCATCGCGTCATGAAGGCGGTCGCCTATACGCAGATCATGAATACGCCGCTCGCGCCGTATTTCAAAGGCAAGCAGATCGCAGAGATGATCTGCCGGGCGCTGAAGGACAACCCTGCCTCGCTGGTGACTGATCCGCCGCCGCAGCAAGCCAATGCCGATCCGGCCGCCATGGCGAAGCTTCAGGACTCACAGACGAAACAGATCACGGCTCAGACCCAGGCGCAGAAAGTCCAGATGGACGCCTCGACCCAGGTCAGCAAGGATGATTTGAAGCGCGACGAACTGCAGTCGAAAGAACGCGTCGCCAACGTCGATCTGCAAAAAGAGATGGTCATTCACCAGAATGACCATCTGTTGCAGCGGCAACAGGCTGGTCTCGATACCGCGCTGCAGGTCCGCAAGCAGGTTCTGGAAGAACGCAAGCATTCGCTCGATGCCGCAGTTGCGGCCCACGATATGCAGATGGACCAGCATCAAGTTGCGCAGGGCGCGCAACAGGCGGCGCATGACCAGCAGATGGATGTCGCAGGTCATGCGCTTGAGACGCACCAAGTGATGCATCCGCCGAAGCCGGCGGCGACGAAAGGCGGGAGCAAGAAATGAGTCATCCCTACAACGACCATCGTGCCGACAAGCACGAGAAGTCCCGTGTCTCGCACATCACCAGGGGCTACGCGTCCGGAGGCGGCGTTCATTCCGACGCCGCCCAGGACATGGCGCTGATCAAGCGCGAGGTGAAGCCGAGGGCGCTAAAGCATGCAGGCTTTGCCGAGGGCGGGGCTGCCTGTGTCCGCGGCGATCGCCCGCGCCGCGCCAGTGGCGGCGGCGTGAAGAAGAAGGCCTCAACCGTCGTCAACATCAACGTCGCGCCGTCTGACAACAAGCCGCCGATGCCGATGCCTGTTCCGATGCCGCCGCCCGGCGCTGGCGGCCCGCCGCCGATGCCCCCCGGTCCCCCGCCGGGCGCTGCTGGTCCACCTCCCGGAATGCCTCCCGGCGGCATGCCGATGCGTCCGCCGATGCCGATGCGCGCACGGGGAGGCGGCATCAAGTCCGGGCCGGCATGGAACGAAGGTCTCCGCAACGGTACCAAGGTCCAGCACACGGATGGCAAGATGGACGGCAAGGACATCGGCCGTGGCAAGCCGATCACCTATGCCACCGGTGGTCCGGTCGAGCATCCGGTTCACGGCGGAATGGCGCCGAAACTTCCGGGTGGCGCGAGAGGTGGCGAAGCGCGGCTGGCGAAAGAGAGGCGAGCGGCGAAGACTTACAAGAGGGCGGTGTGAGTAGACTCGATGAATTGACCGGTCCGTATATCCGTATTCAAGACGATGGATACGAAGGCTTGAGTGGGAAGAGCTTCCCAACTTTGAAAGAGGCGGTCGAAGCGCAGACGTATAGCGCCGGTCCATTCATTGTCGTTAAGCTCGTCAAATACAGCGTAGTCGAAAGTCCGGAATGACAGCTCCCGCCGCGGCGAAGCATTTCAAGAGGGTAGTATGATGTCGGAGACCAAGAAGACGAACTGGAAGCCAATCGACTCTGCGCCGAGGGATGGCTCGACTGTGTTCGGCGGCAACTCGAAAACCGGATGGACCGGTGACGTCCGTCACGACGGAGAGTGGAAGGACACGCGGCGCGGGGAGAAGGCGGAGCCAGACTACTGGCAGAAGGATGATCCGAGAAAGACGAAATGACTGCCGCCGCTTTCCTCTTCCATGTCGAATCCCCTTTCCGTTTTCGCTCTCTCCGGGAGCGCATCACGATCCGCAAGAACGAACTGGTCAACCAGATCGCCTCCGGCATCGCCCAGGATCATGCGGACTATCGCCATCGCATCGGCAAGCTGGAAGGTTTGGACGAGGCGCTGGCGCTCATTGACGAAATGGAAAAGAACGAGAGGAATTGATGGTCGTTTCACTGTTGGGCAAGATTGCCGAAGAAGCAAAGATCGTCGGCCCCAAGGCGGCGCTTATGAATAAACTCGGAGACCTTTCCGGTCTTGATCTCTTCCACAATGAAGTGATGGTCGCGACCTATTCTCCGCCGAACAAAGTGTTCAAGGGGCCGAATGGCGAAGATATTGAGTTTCATCAGACGGACAAAAGCCGCGACGAAGACCGCTTCCAGGGCAAGGTCGGTCTTGTCGTCAAACTCGGTCCTCTCGCCTTCAAGGATGACGGTCCCTACAAGTTCGGCGGCGTAAATGTAGCGGTGGGCGATTGGGTCTTTTACCGAGCCTCCGATGGGTGGGAGTATTTCAAGACCGACAAGACCGGCGGCGTCCCGTGCCGCGTATTCGAGGACACGCAAATCAAAGGCCGGGTCTCCGACCCGGCTATGCTGTGGTGATTGTCGATGGCGCCTGAATTCACAACATTCGAGGGCATTAAAAGGTGGCTTGAATCCATTCCCGGCCAGATCGATGGGCCTGCAGGCCCGCTGACGGAAGTCGGCAAGGTCTACCAGGAGTTCATGTCGGCGGGTATCTGCCGCCCGCCTGATGTCGACATGGTCGAGAGGTTCGTTGCGGAGCGTTTCAGGAGGCAGTTGGAAGAATACTTCCATGATCGCTCCGGTACGATTGTCTGGCGCATAAAGTTTGAATCGGAAATCTGGGATTTCCCGCAGATCGTCAAATATCATGACGACGGTCCGGACTTGGATGTCGTAACCGATCTGCGTTGTACGATCGACCAAAATTGGAAAGTTGTGCGCGCCTATTGCC